GCAACGCCGCCCTGACGATTGACACCGATGGAAGAGTTCACACTTCCGAAATCCGTGCCAGTTCTGCAAGTGGCCTGAAACTCTACGATGACTCAGGAACCGCAGGAATTTTTGTGGAGGACGGAGGTCAGGTCGGGATTGGAACTAACAACCCTGGTAAAACACTAGATGTCGATGGACAATTTAGGGTTTCAACAGGCTATTGCATTTTAACCACAGGGGCAATGATAGGGGCTGAATCTTTAGCAAATAGAATTTTTACTTCGTCAGTGGGGTCTGTTTCTACAACTATGTATATTGGGAACGCAAGTATAAACGTAACATCTGATAAACGATTAAAAAAGAACATAGAGGATTCATCTATTAACGCAATTGATAAACTTCTTAAAATCCGCATAGTTGATTTTGATTGGGATGATCCAAGTGATACAAGTTTTAACAACAGAAATGCGAGAGGTCGATGGACAGGGTTCTTGGCTCAAGAGGTCGTTGAACACATCCCAACAATGATCAATGCACCAAGAAAAGAGGATACTCTAGAGATTGATCATGAATCAGAATACATGTGGGGAGTCGATCATTCTTCAACTGTCCCTATATTGATCAAAGCAATCCAAGAACTATCCGCAAAAGTCGAAGCACTGGAAAACGCATAATGCAACTAACACCCCAAGAATGTGAAGAAAAAATTCAGGATCTAAACAATCAAATCCAAAGGCTGATCGGCTACAAACAAGCACTTCTGGAAATGGAAGAAGACAAGGATGCAGTTGAAATCAAGGAGATGGACACCGAATGATCTGGATAGTATTAGCCCATTTTGGGGTCAGTTTGTTAGTACTTTTTATCGGAATTTATAAGGCAGAGAAGGAGAAAAGGAAAGTATGATCGCAACTGAACTAGTCGGAAAAACCGACCAGTTCAATTTGTGTATCGTCCGGCAGACACTACTGAGTTTGTGTATCGTTTTTTTGCATATACGAGCCACAAGGCAGTAACCGATGTTTGAATTATTAGCATCAGGGCATCATCCACCAGCACAAAGTCTTATGGAAGTAGATTCGGTTTTAATGTTGATTGAAAGGATAGGACTTCCTGCGGTTATTATCGGGGCTTGTTTTTTCTATATTTGGAAAAGCCAAATTGCTCACAGAGCAGAAATCAATGAGTGGAATCAGAAAGATTCAAAAGCGGATGAAAGACTGCTGGAAGTGATCAAAGAACAAAATGCCAGGAACGAACATTTTGCATCGGTTATTTCGGATTTGACTGTCAGTAACAAGGACGTTACCAAATCAAACGAACGTGGTCAGGTAGCCATGGAAAAACTAGCCGACAAAATTGAAGGAATGATGGAAGCCTTGATTAATGAAAATGTGGTATCCAAAAGAAGAAGATAATGTTTACACCACCATACACTAGGAGACGACTAGCGAATCACATATCACATGGTAAATATGAAAAGATGGTATTAAAAATTAAAGAACTGGAAAAGGAAAATGAAATGTTGAAAAAAAAATGTGCTTGCCATGATAATATAATTGAAGAAGATGACAAACTAGCAGAGGAAGTATGATCGCAACCTTAGCACCCGTAATCGCTGGGACGGTGAAGACACTAGCGATGAGTTTTTTCGGTGAGAAATTACTCATCAAAGTTGTGTTGCTACTGCTGGAAAGGTTGGTCAAATCAACCAAAAATGATTTAGATGACCAGATCCTTGAAGCCTACAAACAGCAGTTAGCAGGTAAAATTTAAGTGGTCGGCTTATTTTATCTCGCAGAATTTTCCTCATGGGAATGGGAGGTTTTATGGCAGAAATGATTACCCCTAATTTCTCCCGTGCTGAGATGCGCTGTAAATGCGGAGAATGCGGACAGGATGAAATGGATGATGGGTTCATGCGGATGCTTCAAGAACTCAGAAATGAACTTGGCCCTTTACGGATTTCCTCTGGAAGACGTTGTGAGGAACACAATAAAGCATCAGGAGGGTATCCTAAGTCGGCTCATCTTCAGGGGCAAGGTAGTGACATCCAGATATTTGGACCCAGAGCCTTGAAAGTGGTGGAACAGGCAAGGAGATTGGGTTTTTCAGGTATCGGCATTTCCCAAAAGGGAGAACACAAACACAGATTCATCCATGTCGATACTCTCCCAAGAGAAGCCCTCTGGAGCTACTGATACCATGAAAGGCAAGGCCAAGTATTATCCTGGCCTTACCGAATAGTCTAAGCGGCTAACTGAGTTTTAACTTTTTTCTCAATTTCTTTTTTCATTTTATGTTGTAATCTGTCCTTTCTAATCAAATCACGTACATATTCACCAGGATTTTCATACATGCCATCTTTTGCGGTATTATATATGAAACGTGCCATTTCACCAGAAAAGCGCATTTGATACTCAGAAGTATTACGATAACCAGCTTCAATTTTCTTTTGTTTAAATTCTTTTGGTGTAACAACTTTCTTTTTCTCTAAACCAAGATTACTAGATAAAATTGCTACATCACCTTTTGGTATTTCTCGGAAGATTGTATCATAATAATTAAATATCTTTCCTTTTTGTGGTTCCCAGTTTCCACATTCTAAAGCGGTAATTGTTCCAGGAGAACATCCGATAGCTTTAGCCATTTCGACTTGATCACGGCTTACATAAGCCCTAACAATTTTAGCTATATTTTTAGTTATTTTGTTTGTACCCATTTCTTCCTTAGTTCAAATTATTTTCAATATTATATAACTCCTGCAACCGCTCCGACCCGTCTGGATCGGTGCAGTCGCATTGAGTCTCTTCCCCTCGCTGGATCGTACATCCACACTCGGAGCATTTCCATTCGTCACCATCTCGTTTGATGACCCTCATGAGAAGGTCAAGCAAACGTCCACTCACGGATGGGCCTTGCGTGGGCTTGTTTCCGTCTTGACGGAACGTACCCAAGAGGTTTGAATCCAGCATTCTTCCGAAAGACTGCTCCCATGACTTTAGGATTGATCTCACTTGGAGGAGGACACAATGCCCATATGTCATCAGAGGTTACTTTAGGATTGGGATCGCTGATGCCACGCCTGTAGAGCAGATTAAACGCATATCTACGTGCTTCTGCGATCCATTCATGGCGTTTTTCTTCGAGAAGATCTAATGCTTCTTCTCTAAGCTCTATACCTTCAGCTACTTCATTCATAACTTTTCACCAGTTTTAATTTCATAAGCTAAATCTTTCACATAATTTTTATGGTCAATAATTTCTTCTATCAATGTTCTTATTTGAACAGCTTTAGAAGACATTTCATGACAATGTTGTTTGATGGTTTCAGCGTGAAATCTTACTCGGCTTTTTTCTTCTTCAGAATCCATCTGCATCCTGACCACCTTCTTCTTCAGGTTTGGCTTTAGGACCCAGATTCATCCGATTGACAATGATTTTGATCTTCCGTTGCTTCTTCCCTTCTTTGTTGACCCATTCATCCATGTCGAGTTCACCGTCTTCAACCAGAAGGAATGAACCTTTCTTACAGAAGTCACGCATCAACTCTGCGGTTTTGTTGAAGGCAACGATGTCGATGTAATTAGTCTTCTTACGACTGCGGTTTTGGACACATAGACTCCCTGAGAAAATAGGAGTTCCGTTGTTGCTTACTTTGAATTCGGGATCGAACCCAAAGTTTCCTGAGACACATGCTAAATTCATTTGAGATTCCAGATTTCGATTCGAGGTTCAAGGCTCCAGAGCTTCAGAGCCGTTTTCAGATAAACCACTGCATCTTCAGCATATAATGCATCGAGAGTGGCTTTCTCCAGATTGTCCAGATCAGGACGTACCTGATGAGGTTTATGAATCCTCTCAGCCTGTTTGATCTTAGACAGTTTGGGCATCTTCATGTAGAAGACCAACCCAAGTTCTTCTGATGGAACAAATTCAAAATGCTCCATTGCCGAGCGCACGATATCCCTGAAAAAGCGGAACCTTAGTACGCAAGGTCTTTTCGCCCATCGATCCCGTTGGGTTTCTCTGGGCTTTGGCAGAGGCTTGTCCCAAATGGTGAGACATGCCAAATTCGTGTGTTCCCTACGGAGACGGGACGTAGGATACGGAAAAGTTCCCCAATGCACGGTAGTTCGTATCTCCTTCGGTACTCCGAGTAAAGATCCCTGAAAGGTATAAATGCCCGTTTTCAACTTTGAGCCGGTAGATTCTGACGCAGGCATCGCTGACGATTCCATAATCCTCCTTAAAAAGTTTCCAATTCAGGTTGGACGAGAGCGGCTCTTCGGACTTTTCTATAGTTAGTTTCTCCGTCAAACCGTTGGACGATACTTTTTTCCTGGTCCGTGATCCTGCTGGTGATTTGTTGGCCATAGATCCTTTCTAGTTTTTCAGGTGTGATGTTTGAGGTGAGTATCATCGGCTTTCCATTCCCGTGACGATCCGAAAGGATTCTGCTGAACTGTTCTATTTCAAACTCAGTAGCCGTGTTCTTCTTGTCCGTACCAATCTCATCGATGATGAGAACATAAGCATTCTGAGCTTTTTCCATGTGATCGGTGATGATCAGATCTGCATCATCTTTGTTATCTCTGGAGGTATAGACTTCACGAAATTGGGTGAGCCAGTTGGTCCATCGTTTGATGATTACAGCATGACCCCTACGTGCGAAGTCCCTTCCTATGGCACACGCAAGGGTCGTTTTACCCGTTCCTGCTCCTCCATAGAAATAGGCAATCGGGCGTTCCTCAAACATAGGAACAAGATCTCTTGGGAATTTCTTATTCAGGAATTTATAGGTATTGATGGATTCAAATGATGCTCTGGAATACTGTTCAAGACCACATTCCCGAAGTTGGGAATCAAACTTTGCTAAATTGACATCTTCGGTCAGAGTTTTGAGGTCTTGCTCAAAAACCGTAGAACGTCCGTCACGGTCTGTATAAACGGCAACCTTATGTCCCTCACTCGTTTCAAAAAAAGATGGCTCCTGGTCCATTCTAATGCCGTTTATGATACGTTCCTGTGCTTCAGGTGAGGCTTTTTTCTTCACTAATTCGAGAAACTGCTCCCCATTATCTATTTTAGAAGATACAATCGCATCTTTCAGTTTGCTATATCCCATGGACCTGATCCTCTACTTCAGTTCGGAAATGGGTTTCCTCTTCCACCCAACAGTTGGTGTGAGGATTCCAGTAGACAGGAACGACCTCTTCCAAAAGAACGGCATTGACGAGTTCATTCTTGTCGTTGCGGTAGTACCACCCTTCAAAAGAATCCACAGAACCCGTTTTGGGATTCATGTACTTCTGATGTTCGGTCATACCAAAAGATTGGAAATGGAGTTGTCCTCATCAATGAAAGGCTTTGGAGGAGGCTGTGAGGGCTCAGACGATTCTGAATATTCCAGAAAATGCTGATCTGGACCCAGAAAGACGGCTAAGGATTTGATGTAGTTGGGATCTCTATCTCGGACTCGGTTGTTTCCACCACTGTCGAGATAGTTCTGAACACACTGAAGGAGGAATGATTTTGAGTATCCGTTCTTGATCAGACTCTTGAAGACTTTCTCTCCTCGTCTCTTATCGGTCTTCTTCGGATATTGGGTATATATATCTATATAATCATTACTATATACATCTACATTGGTATTATCTTTAGATGGAGGTATTCTATCTCCATCGGCATTCATGTTGGTTATTGTTTCATTACTATCAACATCTACATCTTTGGTTAATATATCATGCTCAGTTAGTACCAAGTACGTACTACGTACCTGGGACTCTTTCATGACCTTCAATTCAGTATAAACATGGTTCATCGAAATCCCCGTAACCGCAGATATACGCTCAACTCCGTAGATTCCTAGAACGTCTTCAGCAATCAGAATTCGGCGTTGTCTATCGCTCAATTCCATCTTCAAAATCGCTTTAAGTTTAGATTTCACCTCGGTCAATTCTCCTCTGAATGAGTGCCATCAATTTGTCATGGGAAACACTAAGGCTTTGCATGTCCATCCCATGAAACCACTTCGGGTCTTCATCGACTTTTTCGTTCAAGTATTTGTCTAACAAATCATCCAGTGCAAACACCTGTTCCTCCGTTAACGTCAATCGGTATCGGTGAGGAAATGCAGAAGCCACAGTTTATCAGGCGATAAGCCAACCTGTGTGATGGAAAACGTACAAAAACATCACAAAACCGTTATCCAGGTATGGAATGAGGAAACAAAGGAGACCCTAGATTTGGACTTCTGCATGTGGATGTGTTATTTCAGGATTTCCTTCATCAGATCCTTAATCGTATCGATCTGTTTAAATTCAGATTCGGTGATATCTCCTTTGTCACGGGCATCACGGAATTCCATCCAGAGCGTCTTCAGTGCCTTAAGATCACTGATCTCCTGGGTCATCCTGCGAGCCTGATTCGCAAACTCCTCATCATTGATGCTTCCAATGTAGGCTTTCAGCCTCTCCTCTGGAGTCGGATCGAACTCCATCGGAACTTTCTTCGGAGCAGGCTTCTTCTCTTCTTTTTTCTCAGGGGGCTTCGAGGGGGTCTGCAACTCTTCTGGAAACATATCTTCCAGATCCAAAGTAAAAATCTCACTTAAGCCCACAAGATTCAGAGTGCCATCAATAAATGATGACTTTGCGGCCATCTTGAGTGCTTTGTTGAGATCACCGCCTTCCTGGCGTACTGTGCGACCCCCAAGTCCTTCGGATACATGGACGTTTTGTCCGTTCTTCAGAACGCATTTAATAACGATCTGATCGATGGATTTCCCTTCGACTGCGGCATCCTGATACTTGTCAAAACCTGGATACTCACGTTTGATTCCAAGCATCCCTGTGATTTTTTCGGCTCCAGGTTTCCACAAGGATTTCTTGTTTCGGATAATTCCGAAATCAACTCCTTCTACAAGGGTTTTTGCAATCCATTGTAAAAGTGCTTGTCGGTTGGCTTCTCGTTGCTCCAGGCCTGCTTTAAACTGCTCAATGGGCATATCCATTGGGCTGTGGAGGGCAACAACATTATTTTCGGTTACTGCTAGTTCAGAACTCATCAGCGGTTTCCTTAATTTCGTAGGTTTTGAGTAGGCGATTTCCACTCTTTGTGTCTTTGTTTGAGGCAATAATGTCTCCATCTAAACTAAGACCATTGAAGTTCTTGATAGAACCTCGTATTAGGTTCGAGTAAAGCTCAATTGAGCCTTCCAAAGTCTTCTTCTTCCCTTTCAGATCGTGAAGGATTTTGACGTTGGTCACGTCTTCAGAACTGGCTTCTGGGTACTCGGCTTGATTAACACTAGGATACGCCAGTTTCATATCCCGTTTCGTTTCAGGAGGAGGTAATTTATCGTATACACAGTCCATCCAGAATGCGTTGACACGATCAAAATACTGGACTCCCATTTCATGAACTAAATTATAAAATGGGATTTCATAAACCAACGGTTTTGGAGCAATAACAATGATCAGTTCAACTGTTTTCAGAGGATTCATTTTATTTGTTGCATTGTTCCAAACTAATCCGTTATGAACACATTGCCATAAGTAGTGCTTTGGTAGATCTCTCCAATCATCAACTACATATTTGGGACTTTGAAATGTAGGTGCTTTGATCTCATAAATGATTCCCTTCTTTGCATTCAGTCCATCTAAATGGCAGTACAGATAGTTGGCATCTTTGTAAAAGTAGGTCCTTCCTGGTTTCCTGATTCGGTGTTTTCTGCGATAGTACAACTCCATATCGATTCCCCACCGCACAAAATCATTGTCCACCACCTCTGGTTCATCCAAGCCCGTCTTGATACGGGCTAGTTCATAAGCACTTAGATAAGGGTTATCTCCCATCACAGCACTCGCTTCAGAGCCGTCTATGCCCTGAAGACGTGCAAACTGATCGTCAGGAGCGAAGTTCTTTTTCATTTAATTCATCAATAAAGGTTTCGGCCCGATCCTCCCTCACCTCAACGGGGAGGAGAGGGCCGTCAAGCCACAACTTCTGTAATTCTTCAAAGGCTTTTGCCAAACGCTGTCCCGTTGCTTCGGACATGGGTTCAGCAGAAGAGGGCTTTGAGTTTTTGCTGGTCATAATAATCAACACCTGAGATGTCTCTGATTGGCAGGATTGCCAGAAATCTTCCGTTAAACCAAAAATGAACTTCATCCTTGGGTTTAATGTGGACGATGATGTTTGACCCATGAGACAGGTCGAACCAGAAGCGGAAGCCGTCAGGCATTTCTTCATGTTTTCGACACAAGATTTCTCTGGTCAGACTGAATCGTAAGATCTTCTTCACATGCCACTCGGCACGTTTTAACTGGACTGAGAACATAAATTGGATTTGAGTTCGCTGATTCGATTCTCAATTCTCTGCCGTAACTCTGTGGTCACTTGAGCAGAGTTTCTTTTTCCTGATAGTACCTGACTGACAAACGCCTCAGATACATCCAGATCTCTTGCGACTTCACTCAGCCGCACACCTTGGTAAAATTCATAGGCTTGCTTGAGGTTCATTTGAAATATTGTTGACAGGTTCATTAATGTTAAGTAAATTAACATAGCTTAATGAATTCTATGGTAGGCATAATTCCTACTGTAGTCAACATTTTTAATACTGATGAATATCAGTTATTTAGCAAAAAGGGAGAATAATGATTCTCGATCATTATCTGCATGGTGAATCTTTGCCTGTGAAAGATGCTCTTAATTCTTTGCCTTAATTCGGTTGTATTGTGTTCTGATTTTATCACGCAAAACTATTGAGTCATATTCAGACATTTCATGAATTCTTAAAGCTTCAGTAATTTTATGTTCTAAATTAAACCTTTTGGTAGGTTTGGGATTTGTGTTTTTTATATAATCAGCGATCATATTTGCTGATAAAGCAAGTTCAAGCATGACGGAATAGCGTTTACATAGCGTTTATGGAATTCATATAATCTTTTTGATCAGAAATAAAACAAGGGACAATAAACCGCCTGTGAAGGCTCCTGTGACGATACCCGTAGTAGAACCACTGAATAGCCAGATCAGAAGGGCTGTCACGGCTAGATCAATCAGGAGATCATGTTCCAGGCACTTCTTTAAGCCAGCTTTCAGCATTAAGAAGATAATGCCGACCACTGTGGAAATGCCTGTGATCAGCATTACCTCAATCATGTATGGGTGTATCCGTCTTTTTCAATACCAACCCACATATGACACCAACGGAGCATGATATGGTCTGCTGGTATCCCGTAATGGGCTCTTTTGCGAAACTCCCGATAGGTTTTTGCACCATCAGGACTCCTCTCAAAGAGATCCTTAACTGCTCTTCGCTGTGCTTTTGTCAGAATCATAGCCTTCTTTAAATGGTGTTTGTTTCGGAAAAGCATCTTTTCGGTCTAAAATTGAATCACCACTCATGATATCGAAGACCCAGTGTGACGGAGGCCATTCTTCTAAAAGAGTGAATATGACCATCGCTCCCACTAGGTAATCGGCTTCTGATTTAAGGACTCCGTTTTTCTTCCGTCCTGCTAAATGATCTTCAACTAGGTCGATATACTTCTTAAAATTGACATCTTTGTTTTTGGTTTCGTAAGGCATTTATTCCCAATTTTTTATGGTTACCTATCTGAATAGGCCATGTATGAGCCTAATTCGGAGTCAACATTGATCCCAAATCCTGCCCATTGGAGGCTTTTTCCAATAGCTAAAAGCTTTTTGAGCTTTTTGGATGCTTCTTCTCTGGAAATCTCACCATCACAGTGAAGATTTTCAGGGGATAAATCAGCTTCTAGTTCTTTAAAAATCGCATCAGCAGTTGTTTGAGATTTAACGGGATATTCGTATTTATCAGTTTCATGATCATCTAGAAGCTGATGCCAGAAGTTCATGTGTTCAACATATTTCTTTAATGATTCATACTTTCGATGCATTGCAATCTTCGCAAAAGGTTAGGTCATAAAGCGGAGGGTAGAGATGATCGTCTTCGTTTGGACAAACTTCTACGTCTTCTCCGCATATTTCGCATGGGGCTGTTATGAGATTTTGTCGACAGTACATGGTGTGAAGTAGAGATCACGTTCCACTTTCAGTCCTAACGGTCCTCTGACTGACATCAGTTCAATAAGGCTGAAATAGCCCCATTCCTGGTATCTGCTGTTAGTTGTGTATCCATACATATCTTTGGTTGTTGGATCGTATTCAGCAACATACCAAGTAAAGTCAGAATCAGGTGTGAAGTATTTGGTTATGAATTTGATTTCCTTAGTTGGAATGGCTTCTGTGTGGTACAAAGGAGGGAGCTTACGCTCCAACTCCTTAGTCAACAGTTTCATTGATAATATTCCTCTTGGAATTCAGGAGTGTTGGTAATGAAGTTATTCAACTTCCTATTTTTGTTGTAGACATTATTGATTCGTTCATCTTTGAACTTCTCAGTGAATGAATTATACAAAGACCACATGTTCCGCTCTGGAAACTTCTCTCCTTCTGGAGTTCTTTGTTCCCAATGATTCCAAACAGGCTCAATGGCTGACGGAGCAACTGCTCCTGCGGTCATTGCATCCATTACCAGTTCGGCGGCTCTATCCCTAGATAGCCCTATTTTCTCCATAATTCCTACCGCATCGTCCATTTTCTTGTGTTGCAGTAGTACATGGCTGTATCCACTTTCAATCATGCTACGTACCGATTGAATGATGTTACCGCCCTGATGGCGTTGATTCGTGGTGTATTCTGCACCCCAAATCATCCCATTGGAACAAAGTCCAAGTACCGCACCAGCAAATAACTTGATGGCGTGTTTGGTGTTATGGCTATTGATCGCTCCAAAGTTATAAGTGAAGCGTTCGTTCTGGTGATCTCGGTAAGCAATACCGATCTTTGCGAACATCACCATTCCTGGGGTTTTTTCCTTATCATCTTTATGGAGTTTATCTGCAATGAGTGTGTATCTCTCATTTAGGATCTCACAACCTTGTGTCTGAAGATGATTGTGAAGCTCATACATGTAGTCGTAATGACTGACAGGGGAGTATGAGGCTCTAGCTTGTGGTACATAACGGTCCTTGAGTGCATCAAGGGTTTTCACTTGTTCATCAACTACCATATTCATCCTTATTCTACAGTTACAGAGAAATTTAAATCACTGATTGCATCATTTACTTTTTCCTCAAGATTATCTTGACTGACAACATCACTGTTGTTAGAAATGCAATCAGATACAGCATCATCTAAATTATCAGATGTGACTATTTCAGGATTAGATATTTGCATCATTGTAAAGACAGAATTCCATGTATTAATATGGGCATTCAAATCTTTTCTGTATCTTTCAATAGTATCAGCTTGATTTTTGGTTATGCTCATTTGTCGTTTAAGACGTTCTTCCAGATTTGCTAATTGTACTTCTACATCATTCAAATCAGGATTACGTTCCCAAGGTTCAAATTCTTTTTGTTCAGGCATCTGAACTACATTAGTTTGTTCCATAATATTATAAAGTCGATTCAGGATCATTAGAAAGGGATATCGTTATTAATTACGTTTTTCTTATCAATTAGTTTAGTTACTTTTTCATCAATAATACACAATAAAATGAACCATTTATAACGTATTGGATGAAACTTTTTTAAACTCAGTGTCATCTCATATTCTTCCCAATCAATGGGATCATAAAAATGCCAGTATGGAGTTCCATGCCAGCATGAAAACCATCTAAGGATTGGTTTTTGTGTCCAACTGTACTTCATTACTTTTCTCCTTTGAGATGTGTTCAAGACATTGAAGAATCGAACATCTGAGATCTTCGACTCTCTGAAGTTTTTCTGCATCAAGACCTGATTGGACATCAGCTTCTTCCCATATTCTATCTTCAATCATTTTTAGTCCCTCATACAGCAGATCCACATCTGCAATACGTAGGAAATCTTTAATATAAAATACTACTGCCATAATTATTATTGTTTGAGATTAACATGCGCCCCCCGAGGGGCCCTTCACCCGTGAAAGGGACCCCGAAGGGGATCTTACATTGGCATAGTGATGACTGTACGGTCCTGCGCACGAGTGAGCGTTAAGAGTGTTAGCGTATCCTGGTTGATGACTGTAATTAGACATGTGGGAGCCTTTCGACTCCCTGGTGTTATGAGAAATCAGGAAATTCACTTCGTGTGAAATAGGTGAGATTATCATCATCAAGTGATCCATCAGCTTTACGTGGAACTTCTGTAAAGACTTTTTGGTCATTTAACCAGATCTCTTGAATATGATCGTGGAAGGCAAAGAAGTTGTAGGCTCTATCATCTAATCGAACATTGGATAAATCGTTTAATTTCATTGTATTAATTTATGAATGGGTTTAAGGAATGGGAGCCATACGACTCCCGTTTGCATTTAAGCGGCTTGAACATGGATTTTGGTACTCAGACGTTTGAGTACCTTGTGAAGACTCTGGAGGGTTTTTTCCTGCATTTTAATCCAATCACGTTTGGCTTTTAAGTTAACAAAGTTTACATGATTGAATTTAAGTTGTCTGGGAGTGCCAGCCTTAACACCAGCTAATCGACCAAGCGTATGATTATATAGTTGGTCTTTTTGATTATATGATGACTGTAGATCTTTCATCAAAACTCCTCTTTCTTTGTGAAGATTTTAAAAGGAATATTGAGTACAGCCGTGATGACTGTAATAAAGCCCACTACTAATGTAGTCAGCATTCTGAATAAAGTGATTACAATTGTTTCTTGATGATCCACAACCGTATTAATTGCTTCACCAACAAAATCGGAATTATTGATGGTTTCACTTGCATCATTCAGATCTTGTTTGATGTTCGTTCTATACTTTTTCGTTTTCTGGGGCATGACTTCCTTTATTTTTAGATTTAGAAATGATAAATCCCATAAATGCTCCTATTAGCACTGGGATTAAATCGGGAACCATCATTATGGCTCCCAAACCCATTACAATTGGATTACTGAGTAGATTAGATAAGCTCTCGCTCTCTTTCTTCTTGATCATTAATCAATTCCTGCAATTCATTAGTAGTAACCAATTGTCGTGCAACAACCATCATCTCATCCCATCGGGATCTAAGTTGATAGTTAGTTAATCTCTCGCAATCAGATAAAACAATTGGTTGAGCTTTTTGAACTGGGCTATCAATTATTCTAAAGTTACGAGATCTAAGCTGTTCTTGCTCATGACTGTATTTTGCAGTTACAGGATTATAGTCAGGCCAGAATGACTGTAGATATTCTTCATAAACAACCATTTCAGCATTATCGAACGTGGCATCATTTTTGCGAACTCTTGCACTCGTTCTACCTACGTTAGTGCTATTTAGGTGATTCGTTTTAATTTCTTCCATATTTCCTTTAAGGGTATAAGCGTTTGCATAAAAAAAAGCCCTACATTTCTGCAAGGCTTTAAGTTGTTAAGCGGATTTAGTTTTTTGGAATTCTTTAATCTGTTCATCAGAGAATTGTAATCTTCCTCTGTGTGTCGGTTGATTATTCTCATGAGGTTGAGGCCATGCACTGACTCTTAACTCCAGATATTCATCTTCATGAAGTTCTCCGTTTGCAATGATCATTTTGACCATTTGTGGAGATAGCTCGATATTTCCAGATATCTGAGGCCTATCATTCCCATTTTCAGATTTTCCAGGCTTTGCCCTGTACCACGTTGACATGGGGCTACTGATTTTAGAGTTGTTGGTTTTTCGTTTCATAATCAATCTCCTGATTGGTTTTTGGAATCGCAGGTTCTGACCCTGCACCAACCAAGAACGCCCCCCTCCTCGATTTTTTATGGTTGAAATGAAACAAAAACCAACGATGAAACAATGACCAGAAAAAACCCGATCAGGGCATTGTCGAGGATGGGGGATGATGACTGTAACGCTGTGCCAGTGTTGCCGATGTGCAAAGCCTCAACATGGCAGGGTCAGGTTCTGGGATTCCCCAATCAGCTAGAGATTGTTTGAAAGGAAAGACCTTACAACTCTTCAGTGGCCTGTCAGCGTGGGACAGCATGCAAACCTGAGAAAAGATGAGAATGGCATGAAAGATAGAGCATTTAGATAGCTTAGAAATATCCTATCTCCATTGGATAAAATGATTATTCAACGGCTAAGAACTTCGATGATGAATAGATGGATCTTTAAGAGTGTGCATGACTTAAACTCTGATGAATCATCTCACACAGAGTGGATTAAGAATTCTATGAACAGATAAAGCAATTACTGATGTTCTGATGATATTAATTCCTATGCTAAATGTAGGTATTTGAATTTAGGCAATAAGTGTTACTAGAACATGCATTAATCACCATTAGTCTATAATCTTCATTCCCATATCTTATGTTCATTCTATGATCATACCCTTGGTTAAGTAGCTGTACTCATTAGAGCAACCATAAGCCTATCTGCTCAATAAGATATGGGGATCAATATGTATATATAACTAATGATGATCATTAGCTAATGGTGGAGCTGTGCTGGCGATGAGGGGGTGGGGGGCACAAAGTGCGAGCAGTACGCATATGATTCCTCCCACCTCTCTACTTGGTGTGTTCTGTCGATGTTAAGACCTATAGCCTAAATGAAGATTAGGAGCAGGGGATGGATTTTTTTGGGTTATGATGATTTTCATGGAGACGGCACAAGCGATAAAGTTGAAGAAGAAGAAATTGATACGGATGCAGAGTTCGTTGAGGGGTGCGGCAAGCAGTCCAGATGTTTTAGACGAGGATCTTTGGGACAGGAAGCATGCTTTTGAATCATTTAGGAAGATGGACATTACGGAAAGGGAATTCAGGGATCACACAAAGCCTTGGACGTTTCATTTTCAGCCTGGAGATTACGAACAATCAGGAGGCAAGGTTTTAGGGCGAACTGATTACAGAAAGCAGACGGTTTCGATATCGCCTGAGAACGTCAAGCGTTATTGGGGTTTTCAGGAGGGAGAGGAGACAGACACAAGGAGAGGAGGAAGGAAGCCTTTAGCGAGATACGGGAGTTTCAATTACAAGCCTGAAGGCAAGCGTAGTTGGGAGATGGGTGACAAGCACAGTACACACAAGCCTTTACCGAAGGGAGCATACAAATCGGAGAAAGATTTAGGAAGGCATGTTGCACTTCATGAAGTTGCACACATGAAAAACCCTCAGAGAACGGATTTATTTATTAAAAATCAGTGGCAACGGGAAAATCTGTATTATAAAAATCAGCAATTCAAAGAATACAGAGAACCTATTGTTTGGAGGGGTGGTAAAAAAGAAAAGGCACCGTATTTAGAGAAAGAGTACGGGGACAAATACGAGCAAAGGATGGACAGGATTGCATGGGACATGAAAGAGGGGGAAGTCCCGAATTATCCTGCTTCGAGTGCAAACAAAGTAATTTCCCGTAAGCGAAAAATAGAAACGGGCAAAAAAGTAGCCAAAACAGTAGGGAAGAGCAGTTTGGGGGTAGTAGGAACGGCGATTGATGCTGTTAATCCTCCAGAATTAGGAAGAGGGTCAGATCGTGGTTATTACGAAAGGCACATGGAGGGTGCTTCTCCTTGGTCTGGTGCAGGAATTCAGAAGCGGATTTCCAATGTTTGGAAAAGGTTCAAAAAGCATCGTGACAAGAAAAGGCGGTTGGTTCCATGAGCGCACCATCAGGAAGAGTTTATTCAGAATATGATCGGAAGTATCAGGCGAGGAGGGATCAGGTACGGAAGAGGGTTGCGAGGAATCGTAATCGGAGAAGGTGGTTGCGTGAGGGGAGAGCGAAGGTTGGAGATCGGAAGGATATACATCACCAGGATGGGAACACGGGCAACAATTCCACAGGTAATTTAGCATCAATGGATCAATCAAAGAACCGAGCAAAGAAAAAGGGTTGATATGGCACCAGCGGCACAAATCATTCAGGCAATCATCAGGGGATCTTCGAGGTTTCTGACAAGATCTGGCGGTTTTGGTAGGACGCTCAGGTATTTTGGTCAGGGAGGCAAGCGAGTAGTCGGCAAGACGAAAGGTGGAGCGAAGGTCGCAGGGCGTGTTTCTAAGACGAAATCTGGAAAAGACGTAGTAATCAACCCAGAGGGGGGTCACACGTTCTTGGGAAAGGGTGATGCGCCGAGGTTATTGAAAGGGGCAAGGAATGTTTCCGTGGGACGGAAGGTATTCATCACGGGATCTGCGGCAGGAGGAGGATATGCATTGGGATCTGCAAGCAAAAGTACAAAGAAACCTACTCCTGAGAAGACTTATACCGAACAAGATCCAGGAGGAATGAAATTCAGTGCGGCTCCTCCTCAAAAGAAAAAGAAATCGTTTAATGAGGCATTCAGTGCGGCAAGATACGGAAAAAGTGGTTACGAAGGTAAGAAATTCACCTGGAAGGGCAAAGATTATGTGGCGGTGACGAAAGATGACCTGAAGAAACGTGGTTTGAAGAATCTTGGAGAGTGGCAAAAGAGGGAGAAATCTATCAAAGCCTTGAAGAAGAAAGGTTTGATGATGAGAAGAGTTTCGAGGAGTACCTGATGAAGAAGCAATACGAGAAGCGTATCGGACCAAGACGGGAGAAGTGGCTGGAGGAGTATTGCACACACGGCGATTCGACTTTAGCGGCCAAGAACGCAGGGTATAAATACTACACCGACACCGATTTCAGGAAGGAAGGGAATCGGTTGAAGAAAGCATTGGAATCAGAGATTGCCCAGGAGATGGAAGGACGGATGGGGGATAAGGGTCCAAGGGCATTGGGAGTGGTCGAGGAGTTGATGAAAGCATCGAATTCAGACACGGTTCGATTAGCGGCGGCCAAGGATCTTCTGGACCGATCAGGATACAAACCAGTGGAGAGGATTGATGTCAGCACCGAACCAAGATCCGTTGAGGAAATCGAATCCCGAATCATCGGGCTGGTGGGCGTTGAGGCGGCTCAAGCGCTCCTCGGGAAGAACAAAAAGGAAGAAGAGGAAGAGATCATTCCAATGGTGGAAAAGCCTGAAGAAGTTTCTCAAACCATCAACTGATGAGTGAATGGCTTAAAAAACCACCCTATGAGTTGGAAAGGGTTAAATCCGAACAAAAAAGACGATCAAACTTATTAGCTTCTGGTGAAAATTTAAAAGCTTGGTCTAAAGCACGGGGTTTAACATTAACAGAAGGAAAGAAATTATTAAGGGAGAATTATAGACGATCTCCAAAAATAGGAACATTAAATCGTTTGATTAAAAGAAAATTAGTCCAAAGCAATAAAAATAAAGTTAAATGGAAAAATGTTGGAGGCAGTAAATCAGCTTTGATTCATGATTGGACAAATAAAGCTATACCCAAAGTTCTGGAATAAATGGATAGTTTTGAATGCGATAAATGCGGCAAGACCGTGGATATTGAAGATGTTTATTATTTGGGTCCAGAGGATGAAGAAGAAGTTTGTCATCCGTTTCAGGAATTTATCTGCATCTGCAATTCTTGTGGGTCATGAAACTAGAAGCAGTAGATCAGGCACTCAGGCTTGCAGAGGAACTGCAAGAACGGAAGGAAGTCAACCGAATCGATTTTTATGATCCCTACCCCTACCAGGAGACATTCCACGGCGCACAGGATTTATTTGGAGGACGTGCAAAACAACGTCTCCTCATGGCGGCTAACAAAGTGGGGAAGACTTTCTCAGGTGCGGCCGAGTTGGCAATCCACCTTACGGGACGTTATCCGAAGTGGTGGACGGGCCATAAGTTCTTTAGGCCGATCCGTGCTTGGGCGGCAGGGAACACGTCAGGCAACACAAGAGATATTGTCCAGGCTGAGATGCTGGGGGAGGCAGGAGATCCAGAGCAGTTTGGAAAAGGATCATTGCCCAAAGATGTTATTATCTCTACAGACCGTTCCCCTGGAATCCCGAACGCCATCAGTACGGTGGTGGTCAAGCACGTTTCTGGGAAGAATTCTAAGCTTTTTTTCAAAAGTTATGAGCAGGGGAAAGAGCAATGGATGGGTTCGGCAGTGGACTGTGTCTGGCTGGATGAGGAACCGCCACAGCCGATATATTCTCAGGCTCTACGTGCTACCTTAAAAACCGCAGGATTGGTATGGATGACGTTTACACCAGAGTCAGGAATGACCGCTACGGTGGCCGCATTCATGAACGATCTGAAGAAGTCCCAGAACCTCTATCATGCGACTTGGGATGATGCACCACACCTCTCGGAAGAAGCCAAAGAAGAGATCCTCTCTGCGCTACCGCCTCATGAACGTGATATGCGTTCTAAAGGCATACCAGTTCTTGGGTCAGGTCTGGTTTTCCCAATCGATGAGGAATCGATTAAAGAAGAGGCTTTTGCCATTCCAGAGCATTGGTCGAAGATCTGTGGAATTGATTTCGGATGGGATCATCCGTTTGCGGCAGTCTGGATTGCCCATGATCGGGACACGGACACGATTCACGTATTCGACACGTATCGGGTATCTGCAACAACTCCAGTGGTCCATGCAGACGCAATTAAGGCGAGGGGTGAATGGATTCCGATCTCATGGCCGCATGATGGTATGCAACACGACAAGGGTTCTGGAGAACCTTTGGCGAAACAGTATCGCAGGCTTGGGTGCAATATGCTGGGCAATCATTTCACGAATCCAGACGGTGGTAACGCTGTGGAACCAGGAGTTCTCGACATCTTCATGCGGATGCAGTCTGGGAGATTTAAGGTCTTCAACCATCTATCCGACTGGTTTTCTGAATTGCGGATGTACCACCGAAAAGACGGAAAGATCATTAAAGAACGGGATGACCTGATGAGTGCAACAAGATATGCGGCCATGTCTGTCAGATATGCATCCACGATCAAATTTGAACCAAGGGTGGATACGGCGGTAGGAACCGCAGACACCGATTACGTGTATTTCAACTGATGTCTACCTACGATTTCTTAGCATCCAAAGCCAAACGCATGAGAAAGCGTTTGAGCCGTGTCACAGGAGATTACCGACAGGCTTATGCTGGCTACACTTCTGCTTATAAAACCTACACAAAAGAGTTTGGTGAGGCAGAGGCGGCTGAAGAGTTCATGGATAAGTACGGAGGCGAGGCAGTCCAGTACAAGACCGATGCGGAAACCGCATTGGATACAGAATATTTCGGAGAGACAGGTGAAGGAGGAAAGCTTGGTGAGGCATTAACGGCCTATAAGGGAAAGCTGACAGGTGCGGACACCGCCTATGGGACAGGTTTAAGTGAATTGAAGACAGAGTATGGATCTACGGAAGAGGGTACTGGCAAATATGGTGAGGCTTTTAGCACCTATACCACTGCATTAGATACCGCAGAAACCACTTATAGCACAGGCATGAAAGGCCTGGATCTGGAATATTTTGGTGATCCTGATGATGAAACGTCCACAGGCAAATTCGGAGAAGCCTTTACGACTTACACGGGAACTTTGGATACCGCAGGGACAACATTGGGAGACACACAAAAAGGCATTGTAGAGAGTTATGGAATCGGAGAGGACCTGATTCCAGGAACCGAAGATGATTTGAAAACAGGGAAGTTCGCACTTGCGGAGCAGGATTATCTCGGAAAAGTCGAAGCCATTACTGAAACAGCAAAAGGGAAAGATAAAACGGCTTTTGAGACTCATTACGGGGTTGCTGATGATCCTTTAACCACAGATGTGAATGAGTTTAAGCGAGGCAAGATCCATGACGTTCAGGACACTTTTAGAGATACAACTGAAACAGGAAAAAGATTGGGTGGAATCCATGATCGTTATAGTCCTTACGGGGCTGATGTCATGGGTATGTCAGGAGATGCAGGCAGTCTTAAACAATTAGGTTCCGTGCTTAGAAATCAATTAGGAACCATCAAAGCGGCAGATACGGATATGCGTAATGTTACCGATCCGTATGGAGTTTATGGTGAAGCTATGTGGGGATACGATGTTTTATCCAAATGGCTGAAAGGTGAGGTTGATGACAAGTACAAGGATTATCAAAGATTAGGATCTAGGGCAATGGAAGCTCTTGGATACAGTATGCAAGATCGTAAGGCAGAAAATCATAGGATTTATAAAAAAGTTACTACTGGAGATTGGTGGAATAGAAAAACCGAATGGGAAGATATTACAAGTAATTATGCTCCCCATTATCTGTCTCATCAGTTAAACGAAATGTACGACACAACAGGAGTCAAGCAGATTGAAGAAGACATCGGATATCTAACAGGAGAGTATTACGGACCCAGTGGGAACAAGCTGACAACGGATACTTTTGAGGGTTCCAAACCTTCACGTTCCGCAATTCGAGGAGGAGGCCGTGGTGGAGGAAGAGTGACAGGTGATGAAGACGTAAAAGACGGAATGTACCTTAATCCAGAATATACTGATTATCTGGAAAAAATAGGAGGAGTGGATACTTCTTATTCGGATGTCTTTAAAAGCATCTATGGAGAAGGAGGTTATGTCGAGACAGAGACAGGGAAGGAATCGGGAATCTACGGAAAAGCATTTACTTCATTGCAGACATCGATGGGCGGTGAGTTTAAAACGGCCTTGGACGATTATTACAAAATCGTAGGACGTGAAGATGATCCTGATACTCCTGAAGATGAGTTTATTAAAGGCTCTGCATTAACGTCTTATGAAGGAACAACGTCTGCTCTGGAAACAGGATATGATACAGCTTCAAATCCTTTGTTGGAAGCATATCAAAAAGTGGTTGGAGTTAAAGATGATCCTACCCAAAAAGGTACAGCATGGACCGATTACCAAGCTAAAGTATTAGAGTTGGATACGGGTGCTGGAGAAGCGGCATCCGCTTTACTAAAGGCTTATCAGAAAATTGTAGGAAACCCAGATGAAGGGATAGTCGGCAGTGCAGAAACAGAATATGAAAAAGATGTTGAGACACTGACAGGAGAGCATGAAACCAAAACAGGTGTGATTACTTCAGAGACAGGTTACACCGAACCTCATGGTAAGTTCTTAACAGCAAAAGAAATTTTTGAGAAAGAAGAAGGTGAAGCCAAGTCGGCCTATGAGAAGTTATTCGGCAAGGATGATGATGAAGAAGACAAGGGCTTTGTCGGGATTTATACCTCTGCGAAGTCTGCGTATGACAGCTTGCAGGCAGATTATGCCAAGCTTTCTGCACGGGTTAAGAAATACCAGCGTTTAGGACTGATGGACCCTGTCATGAAATCTAAAAAATATAGAAAGACCAAAGCAGGAGCAGGATCTTACTTATGATCGATATTCAGCCTATACGGGAAGAAAATAAGCTGAGTCAGGTGATTGATGCCATGAAAAAGGCAGATGACGGGGTTAGTAACCCGACTCATGCCGTTTTGAAAGACAACCAGATTGTTGGTGCATTTTCATTCAACAACGTCTGTCTTCAGTTTTGGCTCAATGAAGAATGCAACTCCAGAGATTCGTTGCTGGCTGGAATCTGCATGAATGCAATGGCACAGGACCGAGGGATTGAAAGTTATGTGATCCCATGCAGGAAGGAGAGTCCCTACTATCCTCTAATGGAACGGTTGGGATACCGCAAAATAGAAAACGTGGACTTATTTTACAAGGATTGATCATGTGTATTGATAGAGGTCTTAAATTAGGTGATTTTAACCTTGGAGGCGGTCTTGACCTGGGAGGTTTGGGTGAAGACCTGAAGGAAGGTCTTGGAGGTGGAAACTGGACCAAAAAATTTGGAATCCAGATGGATACGACCACAGGACAAGAATTCCTTAAACAACCTGGAAAAGTAGCAAGAGGAATAGAAGCAAATATCAAAGCCAATATGAAAGCTTTAAACTTAAAAGGTAGTTCCAGAGATTGGGAGGGAGGTAACTGGCTGGATCGAACAGGTTTAAGACAATTTGGTTTAAAAGGAAGTATTAAAGATTGGGAAGGTGGTGGATGGTTGGATCGAATCGGTGCAGGACCATGGCAGAAGGATTTAATGGGTAAATGGGGAGAGGAATTATCTAAAGGCTGGGAAGACATCAAAGGCTGGCAGGGTGGCGGCTGGGTTCGAGGGCTGGAACCCTATCACTGGCAGGATCGGTTTGGGGTCAGAGATGAAATTGAAGAATTCAACGAAGCATGGGGTGGAGGTGCATGGTACAAGAACCGTTTAGGCATGGGTCAGTTTGATAAAAAAGGTGGTGGAGGTGCAGACACAGGAGATGAACCGACATCAACGACTCCGAACACAGGCGATCCAGAAGAAGACCCAATTGATGAACAAATGGTGCAGTTGACCAACGAAGATCCGCAGGAAGCGGCACGGTTGGCGGCTACAAGAGCAAGACGAAGACGGGCATTAAAAAACAAATTTGGTAAACGTCAGACAATAAGAACAAGTGGCAGAGGCGCAAGCGGATATTAAGGTTTTAGAAGAGAAGCTGATTGAACATCTGAAAGCAGAGTTCGGGGCCCTTCAGGATCAACGCCACAATTGGGAAACCATGTGGCAGGATATTGGGGAATTGACCATCCCTGCACGGGCTGATTTCAATACCCATCGGGCCAAAGGAGAGAACAGACGTTCCAGGATCTTTGATTCGACCCCTGTTCGGGCCCTGACCCGTTTTTCTTCAGGGCTTCATAACATGCTCGTTCCGTCAACAATCCCCTGGTTTATTATTTCAACCCAAAACAGGGAAGCGGCAAAGGATCGGGAGATATCTCTGTGGCTCGAACAAGCACAGTTATATATTCAGGATAATTTCAACCGACCCTCCACCAACTTCCATCCTGCAATCCATGAATACATGCAGGATCTTGGAGCATTCGGCACAGGGGTCATGATGATCCTAGACAGGCCAGGAGAAGGCCCGTATTACCTCACAATTCCACTATACGACTGCTACCTTGCAATCAACGATTTAGGCCGTGTAGACACCCTCTATCGCCTCTATGAGCATACGGCAAAAGAACTATTTGATGCTTACGGAGGAGAGAATCTTCCTGAATCAGTCCTGAAGTGTTTGGAAAACAACAGTCCGTTCAAGAGATTCGAGTGCATCAACGTCATCAAACCCTCAAAACACATCAATCTGAACTATCCGTTTCAGATGCCCTACATCTCCATTTTCTGGCTGAGATCGGAAAATAAGATCTTGAGCATCAGAGGATTCAATGAACAGCCCTTCATCTGTTCCAGATGGGACCGTAATTCCATGGAAACCTACGGACGTGGCCCTGGAATGGAAGCACTTTCGGATATCAAGATGCTCAATGAGATGGAGAAGACCTTCCTCAAAGCACTTCAGAAAGCCGTTGATCCTCCATTGATGGTTCCCGATGACGGGTTTATATCACCAATCAGAACCACACCAGGAGGAATCAACTACTTCCGTGCAGGAATGACCAAGGATGACCGAATCCAGCCGATGCCGACTCCGCAACGGATTGACTATGCAGAAATGAAAATGGGACAGGTCCGTAAATCCATCAACTCCGCATTCTACTTGGATATGTTGGAGCTTCCAGGACCTACGGCAGAAGACGGAGATGTGATGCGGTTCACGGCAACCGAAATTGCGGCACGTCAACGGGACCGTTTATCGATTCTTGGGCCTATTGTTTCGAGACAGGAAATCGAAATGCTGGGGCCCATGATTGAGCGAACCATGTCCGTCCTCAGTCGAGGAGGTCTTCTTCCACCTCCTCCCCCAGCACTTATGCAACAGCAAATGAAACTCGAATACCAGAATCCTGTTTCGATTGCAATGCGTTCAGGAGAACTTCAATCGGTGTCGCAACTGATGCAGTTCATGGTTCCCTTTGCCCAGATTGATCCTAACGTCATCAGACGTTTCAACACCTCCAAACTGGCAGAGTTGGGTGCAGAAATACTGAGGGTTCCTCCATCCGTGTTGAAATCTGAAGAAGAACTTCAGATGGAAATCATGCGGGAACAGCAAATGATGCAGGAACAGCAGGCCTTGCAACAGCAAATGGCAATGGCACAAACCGAAGAAACTTTGTCTAAGGCACAATCGAACAGAGCCTCCGCAGAAGCAACCTTATTGAGTGCAGGAGAGCCGATATGATCTTTGATAAGGAAAAGCGCAGAAGAGCCTTATACAAGGAGGTTTTTAATTCAGAAGCAGGACAGGAAGTCCTCCATGATATTATGAGACACAATTACGTCTTTAACACGACCCAATCTTCAGATCCTCTGGAGATGTCGTTTAACGAGGGGAGACGGGCAGTAGTATTGGCAATCATGCACAATCTACAAAAATCCCCGAACGAGTTAATGGAAGAACAGGCAGAGATTTATGGAAGAATCAGCACCGACAACCGAGAGCAGTCCTTCGATCTTAACTGACGGAGGATCTCAGGCCGGCACTTCTGCCAATGGTTCGATCTTGGACGGATCGATGCCTACGGCAGAAAAGAACCCTTTGGCTTTCGATCCAGGCAGTTTGCCTGACGGACTAGGAGGGGAGCCATCCCTTCAGAGCTTTGACTCTGTTGACAAGTTGGCAAAATCCTACGTCCATGCCCGAAAGATGATAGGGGCAGATCCAGACCGTATGCTTCAGCTTCCCAAAGAAGGTGATGAAGACGGATGGAATCAGGTCTATAACCGTTTAGGAAGACCTGAAGAAGCAGACGGGTATGATTTTGATTTGGGAGATGGTGAACAATCTCCTGATGTCGCAGATTTCAAGAATGTTGCACATCAGTTGGGACTCACCAATGATCAGGCCAGAACCATGCTTGGGATCTATAATCAGATCAATGAGAACGATCTTGCTGAAGAGCATGAACAGTTCGAGCAGATGAATGTTGAATATCTCCAGGACATTCAAAAAGAATGGGGAGATGATTTCAACAAGAACTCAGAACTGGCCCGCAGGGCATTCCAGAACTTTGCATCCGAAGAGTTGATGGATGTGATGAAGGAAACAGGGCTGAGTAATCATCCTGAAGTCTTAAAGACGTTTGCCAGGATAGGTCAGGTGTTGTCGGAAGACAATATCCTGCCTGGAACAAGGGGTGCAATTGGAGGTATGTCTCCTGTTCATGCAGAAGAGACGATTGCCTCACGTATGGCTGATCCAGAATTCCGATCTGCGTATCTTGATGGAGCAAGTCCTCATCATGAAGCCGCAGTCAAAGAAATGGAACGATTACACAACGCACTTTCTTGATCAGATAACCCCGATTCGGGGCCTGTTGCTACCTAGTACGTAGCGGACCTACCTATAGTAGACAATCCGTATGTTGTTGATTTTTTTAACAATTTATTACGGATTAATATGTCTACTCAAATTACAACTTCGTTTGTAAAGCAGTACAGCGCAAATGTGCAACTGCTCGTACAGCAGATGGGGTCAAGGCTTCGTGGAGCCGTAACCCTGGAAGCTGGCAAGGTGGGTGAAGAAGTCTATATGGACCGAATCTCATCTACCGATGCCCAGAAGGTCACATCCCGTCACGGGGATTCACCGCAGATTGATACTCCACATGACAGACGTAGAGTCGTGCCAGTGGATTATGATTGGGGTGATCTCATTGACAATCCTGACCGATTGCGGACTTTGATTGATCCTGCATCTGCCTATTCCGTCAATGCCGCTATGGCAATGGGACGGGCAATGGATGATGAAATCATTGCGGCAGTCACAGGAACATCAACCTATGGCAAAGCTGGTGGATCTAGTTATGCGACTCTTGCGGCATTCGGAAGTGCATCCCAAGTCATTTCTCCTGAAACCAATGATTTTGCAGTGGATGGGGAAACAGTAGGAAATGATCAGCCCCTTACAGTAGGAAAGCTGATTCATGCTCGTAAAATTCTCGGAGCCGCAGATGCCGATGATTATGATATCAACGGCAACTCCAATCTTTTCCTTGTTGTTAATGCACAACAGTTGGGATGGTTGCTGACTTCCACGAAAGTCAATTCAGCCGACTATAACCAAATCCGTGCATTGGTTGCTGGTGATCTGAATCAGTACATGGGATTCAATATTATCCGTACCGAAAGACTAGGGACTGAGACGGATAACAGCATTACTTGTGACAAAATCCTGGCATTTCATAGACGGGGTGTAGGTCTGTGTATCTGGGAAGATATTGTCGCTCGAATTACTGAACGACCAGACAAACGGTTCAGCCAGTACATCTATTATAGGATGACACTTGGTGCAACCCGTTTAGAGGAAGAACGAGTAGTTCAAATTAACTGCAAACAGGGCGTACGCTCTTAACCTCTAATACGGATTGAATTATGGCTGCTACCACAAATTATGGAGCAAACTTTACGCTGTTCGATCAGAACTCGCCTAAAGAAATGGCAGATGTTGCAGAACACGGAGGCCGAATGCGTGTCCAGTATGATACGTATGAAACTGATGGCAACGAAGGTGCTGGATCTACAATAGCTATGGCCCGTATGCCCAAAGGCGCAAGGGTATGGCAAGTTATATTGGTTACAGATGACATTCATGCATCTGCGACTTTGCAAGTTGGAGATTCCAGTGACCCTAATAGATTTATCACTGAATCTATTTGCGGTGATGATAATAAAGTGCATTACATGCATCCGAAAGCACATGCTTCGGATGGTAATGTAACTTTGCTTGGTGGAGTTAGTGGAACAGGTATTGACGGTTTCGGGTATGAGTATACTGCCGCAACCGACATTATCATTACTACTGCTACAGCTACTTTAGCGGCAAGTAAAACAATTAATCTGTGTGTGTTTTACTCAGTTGATTGATTGTTAATAGGGGGCTTTGTGCCCCCTTCATCATAAAAATACTATGAGTGAAGTAATTCTTTATAGTGATAACAATGAATCCAAAAGTGTTATTCCTAAAACAAAGGAATGGCATGATTTATTGGCACAAGGATGGACTTCTTGGAAAAAGCCTATAAAGGCTTCAAAATCTAAGAAGAAATCCTGATGGCTTCTGAAGTCGATATCTGTAACATCGCCTTATCGAATTTAGGCGAGAAGCCCATCACGGCACGGACTGATGCAAATCAACGTGCCAGGGCTTGCGACAATCGGTTTGATGATGTACGGGATCTCGTCCTTCGGAGTCATATATGGAACTGTGCGCTGAAACGGGCTCAATTGACTGCTTCAGCCACAGCCCCTGTCTGGGGGTATGACTATGCGTATCCGAAACCAGCCGAGATGTTGAGACTGATTTCGGTTGCAGAAAACACGTCAGGAGACAATTCGTATTCTTTCAAGATTGAAGGAGACAACATTGTCACCGATGCCTCTACGCTTTATATCCTTTATATCGAAAAAGTTACGGATACTGCAAAATTCGATTCGATGCTGGTCCAGGCCATTGCATTGAGATTGGCAACGGAAATTGCCCAGGACATCACAGGCAAGACCGAGTTGAAGAACGCTTTGATGGATAAATATCGGGAAGTGCTTTCGGAGTCCAGGAGTGCGGATGCGGCAGAAGGAACACCGCAGAAGATTGAAGCAGATCTATGGTTGCAGTCCCGTTACACCAATATTGATTCCTGGAGGCCTTTCAGTGCCAGTGTGACACAAGAAAATGCGTACTAATGGCCCGATTACTCCATTACCAGACCAGTTTTGCAGATGGTCAGATATCTAAGAAACTGCATGGTTTTGTAGATACGGATTCTTATAAATCCTCGGTTCAGGATCTCAAGAACATGGTGGTGATGCCTCAAGGCTCCATCACCCGAAGATCTGGAACCCGTTACGTCACCTCCACCAAAACCAATCAGCAAGTCAGGTTGGTCCCGTTTAACTTCGGACAGGATCAGGCTTACGTCATAGAATTCGGGAATCTCTATATCCGCTTCTATAAAAACTCTGCGGTACTGGGGGCTCCTTATGAGATTGTATCGCCTTTTGGAACCGCAGATCTGGATGCTCTGAACTTCACCCAATCCGCAGACATCTTATTCATTGCTCATCCTTCGTATCAACCCCGTCAGTTGATCCGTTCTGGAGATACCGATTGGGCCTTTGATTATGTCAATACCACGGACGGTCCTTATCTATCAATCAACCATAAGGAATCTGCAACCTTGACTGTTTCGGGAACAGTAACCGAAGTCACAGTCGGGAACCCACAGGTGGATATTGCAGATTATTTCTTCCAGTTGTCAAACCATGATCTTCTGGACGGAATGGTCATTCGGATGGAATTGAAAACAGGGGAAGATGCAGGGAATTTTCCTGAATATGATGAAGATGATCCGAATACTGAGGCAGGCAGTGGGACTCATTTTGTGGTAGATACCGATTATTATGTGGTCAATGCTACTTCTACGACTTATCAGTTGGCAACAACCTTGGGAGGAAAGCCCCTATTTTTAATTGATCGTGGTAAGGAAACCGTTATTAAAAAGCAGATCTATCCCAAAGGTACGGCGGTCACGATAAAAGTCGGTGACGGGACTTCTACTGCGTATGCAGACAGCACTGCCTATGACAAAGGAGAGATTGTCACTCAGGGAGGAAAGTATTACACCGCCATTGTAGGACATACATCTGATTCCTCAACAGAGACTCCAGGAACAGCAGGAGGTGCAGATAAATGGGAAGTTCTGGATATCAATGACGGAATTGGATTTCAGAGCTATGACGAAGATACCTACCTCCGTTTTAACCCCCTTCAGGGTGCGGCAATCAGTTGGGGGTATTTTCAGGTGGATTCCGTGACCAATGCATTGACCATCACGGCCACAGTGAAGGAAGATCTGGTGGCGGCAGGGCCTAACCATGAGTGGCGTAAATATGCATGGAACTCCGATGCAGGGTGGCCTAGGACTGTTGAGATCTTTCAGCAACGGATGTGCTTTGGAGGGAATGATGATAATCCTCAAACTGTTTGGTTCTCTAAAACTGGTGATTTCTTCAACTTCTCTCCATCAGAAAAAATAGGAGTTGCATCAGGAAATGTAACGGCAACAGGAGCCCGTGTGGTCGGGGAGCAAGTCAAGGATGACAATGCCCTGACCCTGACCATTTCTTCTGCAACAGTCGATCTCATTGACTGGATGATCTCTGGGAAAAAGCTTTCGGTTGGAACATCAGGTGGAGTCTTCCAGATGTACGGATCGGAAACTGAAGTCACCATGACTCCGTTCAACTTCACCATTGATCGTGTCACCAGCTATCCCTCTGATACCAACGCCAATCCTCTGATCATTGATAACAACGTCCTCTACGTCCAGAAGAACGGACGGAAGTTACGTGATATTACGTATAGCCTGGAATCTGCGGAAGTCAATCAGGCTTCCGATATCTCCATTCGTGCAGACGATATTCTGGTGGATGAGGTCAAGGAAATTGTGTATCAGGATATGCCTTACAACATCGTCTGGTGCCGTTTAGACAATGGAAAGTTGGCTTCTGTGACCTACAACAAAGCCCTGAACATGATGGCATGGAGCAACCATGAGATGGCAGGAACCGATGCGGAGGTAGAATCTCTGGCGGTTATTCCCACATCTACCCATCATCAGCTATGGATGGTGGTGAAAAGGACCATAGACAGTTCAACCGTCCGATATGTTGAATACATGGATCGGTTCTACGATTCAGGAGAATTGACCAGTGATGATGCCCATTATGTGGATGCAGGAATCTATACCGAAGATTCCGAAGTTACCAACCTGACGGGGTTAGATCATCTGGAAGGAGAAACCGTCCGTATCCTTGCCGATTCCGCATTACAGAATGATAAGACCGTCTCCAGTGGAGCCGTTACAATATCATCATCTGACAAGATTCATGCAGGACTGGGTTTTGACAGCTTTGTTACGACTCTGGACCTTGCAGAAGGACCCACGGGAGTGCTTGTAGGAAACCGCAAAAAGATCCACAGGATTGTGGTGAAGATGCTGGATTCGATGGGTTTGGTGTACGGTCCTTCGGAAACCACTTTGGATGAGATGATCTTCCGATATCCGACCGATAATCTTGGAGAGGCAGTCGCATATCTCACAGGGGATGAAGTATTGACCATGGGAAACATGACTTATGGTGATCACAACATTGTAATTGGTCAGAACGGTCCGTTTCCATTGTCGATCCTGATGATCGGATTTGATTACGAAAGCAATGATTTATAAAGGCTGATTATGGCGTGGCAATTAATTGTACCAATGCTTTTGGGTGGAGCCATGGGCTATGCCCGTGGATTGGGACAGGATCAACAAACACTTCAAAAGATTAAGTCTCTTCAGCTTCAGGCAGGATGGGAAGAAGACTATGGAGATATGTTCCTGGACACTGCAAATCGGGGTTCATTGCGAAAGAAACGGGTGGCCCTACGTCAGTCCCTGTCCATCATGAATTCTGCTGATGTGAACAGCATGAAGATCAAAGCAAAGGCTGAACGGAATGCATCTAAATTCATCACCTATGCCGCAGGACGTGGTGCAGATGTCGGAAGTGGAACCCCATTGGAAAATGCGGCGCTTCAGATGGAAGTCGGAGATGCAGAAGCAAGATCCAACATGAAGAATGCGAGAAACAGCATCAAATCCCTGTGGGATGATGTGAAATGGGAAACCGATGAAATGAAGAAAAGTGCATCATTCCAAAAGAAAATGTCCTACCGAAAGGCATCCCTGATGAGATCTGGTGCGGAAGGATTGGAAGGTTCCAGAGGTCTGAATATGTTCTCCAGTGTCCTTGGAGGATTGGCTCAAGGAACAGGTATGGGCATCTCGTTGGATCAGGCTTATGGGACAAGAACACCAGCAAAAAGCAGGAGTGCTATAGAGCCTCAATCTGGACCTGAAATGTATTATTAATTATGGCTGAATTTCAATACTACTCTGGAGAAGAAACCGCACAGGGTCCTAAGTCTACCCAGACAGGAGCCCCAGCACCTCCTCCCAATGCATTGCAGTTTTTTGATGACCAGACCGCAGGATCGCAGGCATGGTCTAACGCCATTGATACGGTTTTTGAAGTAGGAACCGTGGCGGTGGACATTGCCACCAAACTCAAAGAAGCAGAACACCAGAATCAGGCTGATGCATTCTTCTTGGACTATACCCAGAAGGTCCAGGGGTTACGGGATAACATCAACTCTGGAAAAGCCAAATCCAACCAGTTTGACCTTCAGGACATCAACGGAGTTTCAGATTACTACCGTCTTGAAGAAGACAAACTCTACAAAGATCTCTCCCAGAAATACAACAAACAGAACTACAAAAGGCGTGATTCGATCATGCGTGATCGGAAAGCAGATGCTTTTTTAAGTTCATTGAGTTCAATTCGTCAAAACAAAATTCAGCAGATTTCACAAAATCGACAGGATGGTTTCAAAATATACATGGATGCCAAAACCAGAGAACTTGATGAACAAGCATATGAATTTGCAATGCATCAGCAATTTGGGGGGACTCTTACTAAACAAGATCCAGATTGGAATAGTAAATACAAAGAGTATAAATCTAAAAGAAATGAGTTGATTCAAGACAGGGAAGAGATTGTTGAAGAGATAAAATTAGAAGCTAAACGCCAATTACAGAGTGGGATTATCAGTGAAGCAGAACATAATGATTTGATGAACAAGGTTGATACCAACGTCCAAACGACACTGGCGTACCGCTTTGCTACAAATCATCCAAAGATCTTTCTGAAAATTGATGCGAATGCTTCAAACAAGGATGAGATATTTGGGAAAGTTCATCCAAAAACCTATGCTCAGTATTATAGAGCCGCAATGAAACAGGTCATTGCGTTGGATAAACAATTTGATGCAGATAAAAGCAATATTGATCATGCCAAATTTATTGGTGAATACAATGCTTATTGGTTTTCTGGAAATGTAAAAAAACTGGAAGAACTGGCAGTAAAATTAGGAAATGAAAAAAACTGGAAAAATTGGGATGACCAAACAGCAAGAGCCAATGCACAAACGAAAGTATTAGCCGCCATAAAATCAATTGAAGAAAATGCAAAAAAAGATAAGGAGGTGATTGGTGCAGAAGGATTAAGTATTAAAATGAGATCCTATGAAGAATCGGTTTATGACGGAAATATCAATACTCCGATGCCTGACCCCCCTAGTGCAAAGTACGATTTCAAAAAGATCTTCAAAAATGATGAAGTGAAATATGCCAGTGCTGTTGCAGAAGACCAGATGTTGCAAAACACACTTCCGATATTCCGTGGATTAAGAATGGGAGAAATAAGTCAAGCGGAAGCAATGACTTCTATGTTGGAGTATAAGCCTTCTCAGAACTCACCGACTTATGTCGTAGAGAAAAATACTTGGGAGCGAGTGAATAATAGGCTCCAACAATATGATGCTATCAAAAATGAAAAAACGGTAGAAGTCATAAGAAAAGAGAAGGGGATAGAAGAAGACTCTACACTTTCATCAGTTCGTGGCAAAGAAGAAGCTGTAAAAGCATTTAGAGCCAATTCCTTTGATGTGGATTCAGTAATGAATCACATGATGGTTTACAGAGGAATGAAAAATGGTGGTGCGGTATTGCATGATCCTAATCAGCAGATTTTGTCTCAATTAAAAGTTGTTTCTGATACAGATGCACATCTCGTAAGGCAGATGGTTAAAAATGTGACCATGCCCAGAGATATACTGGATTTAAATAAAGAGATTGAGAACAAATACGGGAATTGGGCTACGTTAGCAAAAAATGATCTCTTAAAAAGAGGAATCATCAAACGATGGCATTTTTATTCTCCGTATCTTGGACCTGTCGGATTCAGGTCCCATTTGGTTGCAGATACAGAACCAATAAAGGTCAAGGATTACATTTCAAATGGTTCACAACTCAGAACAAAATTAAATCAAATTGCAAATGAAAGGATGTTAAGCGGTGTAGAAACATATAGTGCTTCAGAAGAAATAAAAGAACACTTTTTCCGTTTTCATGCATATCAGATGAGTCGAGATGCTGATGCAGATCCTCAAGAATCCGCAGAACAATTCTTTCAGGGGATTGTATTGGCAGAAATGCCGAATCATTTACCAAGTCATTTACAGAAACACACCTGGATTGGACAACAGGTGTTGGATGACAATCAAATAACTGTCAAGCAGTTTGAAAAAGGGGTTGCTTCTTTATTGATGAAATTCAGAAACGAAGCAGGAGAACTGGACGGGTCGTTGTTTGTGATGGGGGCAGATAAAGTTGATCCTGCTTTATTGATGAAAATGTCAGAGGAGGAATTAGAAAAATATCCGCAACTCACTAAAACCATAAAACAGTATCAAAAGGAATTACTGGCCTCATCGGCTGATTCTGTAACTGCTAAAGAAGTCCCGACCCTATCCGTAGTAAGAAATCCAGATGGAGAAACCTGGGCGGTAGCATTAAAAGGTTATCCCTTTGGCGGTATTTTAAGAATTGGAGAAAGCAACGGCAGTGGTCACAGAGCATTGACCTACAAATTAGACCAAATTGTTTCACACGCCCAAAGCTACACTAAACGAAAGATGCTTTACCGTATTGAAGGTCCAGCAGCGACACGGGCGGCAATACCAGGAGTGTTACCGAGTCCTTTAGATCATATGCCTGATAACAACACAGCAAATGATCTGTTAAATAATTTAGATCAATGGGCAGGAAGAGATGTTGTTAGGCAAAATGCAGTTGATGATTTGAGAGAAATAGTCGAAGAACGGGATCTTGGTGAGTTGAAAGGTGCTGATGCAAAAAAAGCAATTAAACAATTAAGTAAGGAAATCAGGGAAGAAACACCGAAAACCTCAGAGAAATGGTTTTATGAAGATTTTTGGGATTTTGGTTTAGAAACTTTTTACGAATATATTGAACCCAATTGGGGTTTTAGAGAATGATTCAATCTTATTTCTTAGAAAAATCTCCTATTATCGCAGGGCACTATCAGGATGCAATCCAGGCCTCCGCAGGAGATCGTTGGGATGCAGGATTTGATATGTCTATGACCAGAGAGAACCCAACCATTGCAATGTATGACTTTGCAAGGTTTCACGTTATAGACACGGATGATCTGGTAGACAAAGAAACCTGGGAAGCCTTGTATGCTCGTCCTGACACTGAATGGTATGACGGAATGACCGCATATCAGGCTGAAGCGATACGGGATGAATATGATTATAATTTAAAAGATCACTTATACGGAGATATGCAAGGATTTAACTTTGCACATACGGCTGGTTATTTTGCAGGCGCACTATTAGATCCTCTGAATTACCTCCCCTGGACCCGAACTTTGGCATCAACATTTCGTTGGATTTCATCCAGCACCAAAGCGATGAAATTTAAACGCTTTGTAAATCCTTTGAAAGCAAAGGCTGAAACAAGAGCAGACGATATCATTGATGCTATGACAGGATCAGTAATAGGTGAGGGTGCCATTGCAGGAAGAAAAATAAGTCACCAGACAGATTATGATTTACAAACGGGAATTATAAATATCGCAATGGCAGGATCGATTGGTGCTGGTGTTGCTGGGATGCGTAAAGTTTCAGACCTTCTCAAGAAAAACTCTATTGATGAAAATCTTGGTGCGGCGGCGAAAGCCCTTGATGATTCTGCCCAAGGAAAACCAATCGAAGTAAATGAAACTGCTCCTCCACGTCCTAAAACCGAAGCCGAATTGGAAGCAGAAGCCCCATTGGAGAAAGCTCAAAGGGTTTTAGATGACGAATGGAAGCTATTGTCTGAAGAAGAAACCGTAAAGGCGGTCTTTAAGTCTGGTAAAAATATAGCGAAAAAAATGGTGGATTTCATTCAGTGCAAAACGAGGTGAGATGAAGTGTGAAGATATCCTGAAAAAAGCAGGGCTTGGTCCTGAAGATGTCAAAAAGATATCGGATGACATTCAGACTCGGATCAGTGAGGGAGATGATTTCCAAAGTATCCTCAAGCAGATCAACCAGGATCTTCCAGATATTGATTTTACGACCCGTATGGCGGCAGTCAGTGCAGTCAAAAAAGTCTCCACGTTGAAGGAAATGAGAAGACGGGTATTCGATGACAATAAATATATCCGTAACTTCAAAGCCTTTTTAACAGGATCGACTCGGAGAAAGGAAGGTTTCCTCTACTCCATAGGCACAATGCAACGTGCAAAGCTTAAAACCATGCATGGGAAGATCTTTGCGGAGACGGGGCTATCCTCCAGAGCCCTGAGAAGAATCCTTCAATCACGGGCGTTTCAGAGAGATTTAGTTAAGGAGCTTTACCCCTTTGACGGGAAGATGAAGACAGGAAACAGGATCGCTTTTCAGATGGCAAAGTCGATTGTGGATGCCAAACAACGGATCATTCTCGACCTCAACCGATCTGGGGTTGCCGTGAGATACCGAGCCGATCACGTAGCAACCCAATGGCATGATCCCTACCGGATGGCAAAAGCCAACAAAGATCAATGGATCAAGGATGTCCGAGGGTTGATTGATTGGGAAAAAACCAAACTGAAAAATGTTCCTAAAAAGGTGATTGCTCCAGGAGTGGTTCTTCCAGGTCACAAAATGACCATTGATGAATATCTGGGCAAAGTCTTTGACGGAAGAACGAAGGCATCCAAGCAATACGACACGTCTAAATTCAGGATGTCAGAAGCAGTCGGAGAACAGTTTGAACATGGACGGGAACTGATCTTCAAAGATTCTGATTCATGGCTTCAATATAACGAACTCTACGGCCACCAATCTCCGATCCATGCGATATTCAACGATCTTGAAATCCAATCCAACCGCTCGGTGCTGATGGATTTTATGGGTCCTGATCCTCATGAAACCTTTCAGACCATGGTTGATGAGATCAAGACCAAGATGAAATCCGAAGGTAAGGAAATGTCGGCATGGGAAGAAAATGGTTTTAGAGCCAGATTTGCCCACCTGACAGGAGAAGCATTCATCATAGGAAAGCCAGGACTTGCCAAATTCGTTAATTTTATTTCAGGGCTGAACATCCTGTCCAAACTTGGAAAATCCGCATTGTCTTCCCTGACGGACATGGCTACCGCATCCATGACTCTGAATCACATGGGAGTCCACGGATTCAGTGCGTATGCAGGAATGCTGAAAAACCTTGGAAGACAGATCCCAGAAGCAGAAAGAAAGTACGTTTATCGGATGCTCGGAGTCGGTGCAGACTCCATCTTAGGCTCTGCCGCATCACGTTTCACCATCTATGATGCCCTCCCTGGAATGATGTCGGATGCCGTGGATAAGTTCTTCCATCTCAACGGACTGAATGCATGGACCGATTGGTCACGGGAAGCGTTCTCCGCAATGTCTTCCATGCACTTTGCCAAGAATCTGAGAACAGGATGGAACAACCTGGACGGAAACTTCAAAAGGGTTGTTGAACAGTACGGAATCAATGAAAAGGATTGGGGAAGACTCCAGGAAATAGGTAGTTTCAAAATATCAGATCTTGTCAAGAATGAACCTGATCTCAAAGGAAACAACTTCCCTGATGAACGATTCATCACGCCTGATTGGGTGCTTCAGAATGGAACTGCGGCAGATTCAAGACTTTCCGATAAACTCTCCCTATTTTTCGTCAATGAAGCCCGTATCGGGGTTCCAGAGATCGGAGTCGGTGACAGAGCGATGATGATGAGGACGTTCCAGAGAGGAACGATTCCTGGTGCGGCCGCACAGGGTTTCATGCAGTTCAGAACCTATCAGGTGGCAATGTGGAACAACCTTGCGCCCCGAATGTATGAAATGGGAATCAAGTCTTCTGCCTACCATACCCTTGGTGCAATGGGATTCGGATATGCCTCACTCTCCCTGAAAGATCTGGCCGCAGGCAAAACCCGAAAGCCCCTTGATGACCCCCGAACCTACTTCGATATGCTCCGTCAATCTGGAGTGCTTGGATTCATGGGTGATGGTTTAGCGGCAGAATATGGAACTTACTATGGTAAACTCGATGAAGAAATCCTTGGAACTCATTACAGCACCTATAAGGATTTTGCAACTATGTTTGCAGGAATGATGTCTGATGATGTGACTGCATGGGAAGCATGGAAAGCTCTAAAGTCAAACACTCCGTATGCCAATCTTTTCTATACCGAATGGGCCTATAACTACTTCATTGATTGGCAAATGCGTGAACATCTGAATCCAGGATCACTGCAACGCTTGGAGAACTGGTACAAATATGATCGTGACCAGGAATACATCGATATCGGGTTGCCTTTTGTCTCTCCATGGGGTGATCCCTCTGAATTTGTCAGAGAGGGAGGACCCAGACACATGGGAGACGTGATATCAACATTAGTGAGGTGAAATGGCCGTTACAACAACCACTACCAGAGCAGAAAAAAACGGGAACGGAACCGCAGGACCGTTCCAATGCGGATTCAGGGTACTTGAGGATTCGGATCTCGATGTTTATGTAGATGGGAACTCAACACCAAAAGAATTAGATTCCGATTATACCGTAGCCAATGCAGGAACCGAAACCAATGCAACGGTTACGTTTACTGAAGGGAATTATCCTGCTTCGGGAACAGCAAATGTTGTACTGGTCAGAAATGTTCCTTATACCCAGCTTACCAATTATCAGAATAATACGGCGTTAGATGCGGAAACTCTGGAAGCATCCTTTGACAAAGGAACCATGCAGTCCCAGCAGTTGTCCACCAACACAGACCGTACCATCCGTTATGCCGATACGGTGACATCGGTTACGACTGCGGAAACGGAAATCTCTGATGTTGCCGCAGATCGAGCCGATAAAATTCTCGCATTTGATTCATCAGGGCAGTTGTCTGCTACTCAGGAGATCGGGGTCTGGCAAGGAGCCTGGGCTTCAGGAACGACTTATTCTGAAAGGGATCTGATCCGTCAGAATGACACGGGAGCAGTTTATATCTGTACGACAACACATGATGCAGGAGCTACTTTCACAGGTGATATAGCTAACTGGTCTGCGGTCATTGATGCAGGAGGGTTCAATGTCAAACTGACTGCGAATCTGGAGATTGGAGTCGGTGAAACCTATATCACTCCATACAAGCTGGATCTTAATGGTTATGACCTTACTGTTAATGGAACTTTGATTGTTGCAGAAATCATTACTGGAGATGGGACAATAGAAGGAAGTGCCAACATCACCGAATCAGGTCCGATTGATCTTTCATCTGCATCATTGGTCACATTAACCAGCACTCAGGAACTTACCAATAAAACCCTTACCAGCCCAAAGATCAATGAAGATGTAGTTATGTCTGCGACTGCTACTGAATTGAATGTCATGGATGCTGGAGCAACTATTACGACACCTACAGTAGCTAGTGGAGATGCGTTTGTTATGGATGATGCAGATGTAGGTATGCGACAAGTACATATTGATAATGTTGATACCTATTTATCCCAGACATCTAAAACATTGACTAATAAAAAGATCCCAGAAATAGATTCAGATGCGGCAATAACTTTGGATGCAACTACTTATGTAGAACTGAATGCTGATAATGGAATTATTTATATGAAAGATGATTCAGCAACTATTTTAACTATTCAATTATCAGGTGGAAACACCACAATCACAGGACCATAAAGGAAGCCTATGGGTAACTTAACCATTAAACCTGCTTCAGGAGGT